GTGGTAGTTTGTAAAGCATTATCATAGCGTATGGTCATGCTCACAGTCATGGGTTCAGTACCTGAGCCATAGTTGGCGTCATTGTAATTGACTCCTTGCAGATAGCAACCTAAAATATTCCAGGTTTCTAAAGCAACAGGCGCATTAGCTCCGTTACCGCCGTCAAGTACTTCAAATATAGTAGTAAACTTGTAGTCAATGCCTGACGCAGCAGAACTTTGTTCAAGGAAGTCCAGTTGCTTTTGTAGTTGTTCGCCGACTAGTCTTGACACATTGCCGCCAGCATCATCACGCACTTCGCAGGTGATATCAGCCCATGAGTGCTTGCCAGCTAACCGGATTGTACTGTTGTAGATAGGAAGATCAATATTGTCAAATGTAACATTAGGGCGATTAAAACTTATGACCTGTTTGGTCAATTCTGTTGTAGGTTGTGTTACCCCTAATCCTAAAAAAGTCACGCGAAAGCGAAACTTGAGTTTTGGCATCAGCAAACCTTGTGCCGAGCTGCTTTGATCGCTGGCTAAGGGTACTGTTAGTTTTGTTAATGAGGCTGTTGCCATTTGTTTATTCTCCTAATATACGTTTATTTATGGCGTGTTGTCTGGGCAAATTTTGACTTAATTTGCCCAGTATCAATTACGCCGATGCCTGAGCTGCAATAGTTCCTGTGTTCTGAATACGCATTGGTATGTAGATAAATTCCACAGCCTTGACTGGTTCAATAGCAATGTCCACATATAATTCGTTACGATCAATAGTTGACGGAGTATTGTTGGTCAAATCGCAAACAACCAAATAATCATACAAGCCACGTTTGTTGACCAAGTCAATCATGAGTGCAGTAATCTGATTGGCAATAGCAGATCTGGTTATGGTATCATTGGGTTCAAACAGGTATTGATTACCAATAATTTCCAAACGTCCACGTATGTAGGCGACCAAACGTGCCACGTTGATACGATCCAGTGCTGTGGCATTGCCTTGCAGAGTATGATTACCAAAGTTTACAATACCAGTACCGGGTATAAATGTGACCGGGTTGATATTGTTTGAATACAACACGTCACGCAGTCCTTGATTTACGCCTAGCGGTTGGAACTCGCCTGATACTGCGTCAAGATATCCAATCTGCAGACCATTGTCTACTACACCACGGCGTAGACCAGCCGGAGCAAACCACGGATATGCCACTGAGTCGCTGCGTATGATAGTGCGCAACATCATGTGACTTGGCGCAGTTACCACAACGTTGCCAGTCAAATCAGTAGTGGTGCAACTTGGGTAGAACGCGGCACTGTATGCATCGCCTGCAGACAGGTTACCGTCTCCAGTGGCAAGGCCCAGGCCATTGTTGTTGGTTGCCCAAGTTACAATTTGGTCTGGTGTGAGTCGTAAAGGTGTGTCCACAATGCTGAATGAAGTTTGTCCACGATCGTTGTTGAGCACTTCCATGTTGGGTGCTAATTCTGGATACTGAGGACACACTATGAGATTGTACTGTGCTTGATTTTCACGCAGTTGTGTACTTGTGTCAATGGCCACTCGCAATGCTTGTACAATCAAGGTACGTTGCGCTTGGCGTCCCATGTTGGGACTACCATCAGCACGTAGACCACTGGCTGTTACCCAAGCATCTGTTTGGCTAGGCAACACAGCTGGTGATGGATAATCTTGTGCATTAAAATAGTTGACCTGGAATGATTTGACATTGAATCCTGATCTACGAGTGTTGAACAACAAGATACCTTCTGGATATAGATCTGGATCTGGAGCATCAAGATCCAGGTAGTCACTGGTGATCAGCGGTGTTGATCCTGTGGCAATTGGTGGAATAGGATCTGTGATTGGGTTGGTTGTACCGTTAGGTGCCCAACGTGCATCAGCAAATAATACGCCATTGATTGTGGTCTGATCAGCATTGTTGATTGTGACCCACTGGTCTTCTCCGTCTACACTTTCCCAGCGACTGATCACTGGATAGTTTTCTAGATCAGCGGTGTTGATCCACAAGTCGCCATAAACCAGTGCGGTTTCTGCTGCATTGGTTTGTGTGGTAGGTGCTGTGGCGCTGAATATAGGACCAGCCTCATTGGTCAAGCTCAAATTGTACCCACGCACATCATTGGTCACATTTTGATAGCCGTTCCAGATGCCATTGTTTTGTATCATGATATCCACAGTGGTTGCATCACTGTAATACCAGTAGGTGCCATTGGCTGGATCTATGTTGGGTTGGCTGGCCGCAGCAGTGTAGGTAAAGGTAGGTGTGGTCACCCAGTTGCTGATTACTATTCCAGGACCAGTGACTGCTTGAAGACGCACACATTGCACTGTGTCGTTGAATCCGGCATCGGCTATTGGAGTGTTGGCTCCGTCTATTAGAAAAATTACTCCACCTGTGGCATGTGTAAACACTATTTGACCTGCGCTGTTTACCGAAGCTGACACATTTGGCACATTGGCCGCACTAACAGCTGCCTCAAAAGCAGCCGAGTCGGTGCCGTCTAAAGTAGCCGTGACATAGGCAGCTAGCGTTGTGGATTCTGGCTGAGATGCAGTTATCTGGAAAGTTGATCCGTTGACAAACACAGGGTCAACCACAGCACTCGTGGCCACAGTGGGTCCTGCTGCCAGGCGTTCTAAAATCTGGAAGCCGCCTGTGGAATTCTTGTAAGGGTCAATCTGTGCATAGGTAGTGCCAGCAGGAATAGCCGAACCGCCGCCCACTGGATCCAGTGCGTTGTTGGCATCATAATCGAGATCGTAAACCGGGCATGCCTGTAATACAAATACGCCTAGAGTTGAGTCATAGCGATTGACTGAGATAAACATGCCTTGATTCACAGCATTTGTCTGTTGGAACACACTGCCAGTAGGCTCTGGTTGTGTATCTGTGGTGCGCCATCTTGGCGCTTGATAATTGGCACCGGTAAAATAAGCAGGAGCTGCATATTGATTGCTTGTGATACCCAATGTTGCCAATGGTGTACCACTGACATTGTTGATAGCAATGACACCTGTACCTTCTGTGCTACCGTCGTTGGCAGCTGTGCTGTCTGCGTACAAGGTTAATTTTCCACCAATACTGGCAGCATAAACACCACTGGCATTGAGAGCAGCATTAATTAATCCAACTGTGTACAGCACTGTGTTGTTGGGGCCTGCGGCCACTGTGATGGTCACATCATTGATGGCAAAACTATTGCCTGCAGTCAAGCTGGTTGGAGCCAAGGTGCCTTGCACTGTGGGCCATGCTGTTTTCCATTCGTCGCTGCCGACCAGTACCCAAGTGTTGTACAGGTCGCCGGCACTGGCGCTATCTTGTAACCAACCCGGTGCTTGGGCTGTGGTAGGACCGCCACGCTTGTAGTACAAAGGATTGTAAATGTTTGTGGCCACTACAGCATAGTTGCCAATGGTTCCATAACTGGCCAAGGGCACTGTGCTTAAACTTTCTAAATACACTGTGTCTGTGATAACACTGGGAGTATTTTTGGTAAATGCGGAGGTGCTTTGATTCCATTCATTGATGCCAAACACACTGCCGTCAGTATCAAACCAGTAAGTTCCATTGGCAGGAGCTCCTACTGGGCGATTTAATGTAGCAGTAAGAGCAGCCAAGTCAATGTCAGCTCGCATTACGTAGGCAATGTTAGTTACACCCAGGGCTGAATAACCGGCCAGTAATCCATATTCATTGAGTTCGTATCCATTGATTGGAGTTCCTGCTGTGGTGTTATAAAAGAAAGGCACACCAAATGTGCTTAACAAATCTCGCTGGCTGGTCATCAAATACAGTTTGCCAGCGTTGGCAGCCAGAGTTCCTGGAGCTATTCCAGTCCCTGCACCGGAGATCTTGTTCTCTGCAGTCGCCAATAAAATAAACGGCGTCGAGCTGGCCGCTGCGGGTGTGTAATTGCTTTGGTCAATTACACTGACTTGTACACCTGGGGATAATAAGGCCATAACTAATTCCTTTTTTATTAATTAAAGATATTTATCGGTTATCTCAAAAACTATGGCGTATCACTGCCCTTACGGTAAGGTTTTGTGCTGAAAATATGGTAAATATCACTGTGAGACCCATGTGCCCAACTTGCAAACAACGATCATGTGCAATAAATTGTTATCGTGATGACCGAGTATATTATCGTAGTCAGTGTGATTACTGTATCAGAAAGGGCCGTAGAATTAAGACGGCAAAACCCCAATGGGAGTTGGCTGGATACAAGAAAAAACCCACATGTGATCGATGTGGGTTCAGAGCCAAGTTTACAGCTCAGCTGTTGGTGTATCACGTGGATGGTAATTTACACAACACTGCTCTAAGAAATTTAAAAACTGTTTGTCAAAATTGTGTTGTGGAAATTGCTAAGACTGATCTGCCCTGGATTGTTGGAGATCTTGAACCAGATTTTTGACCTGAGCAAATAATGGGTCAAGTCCGTCGGCATTGTTGTCAATAACAGCGTCAAACTTGGTACCAATCCAGGCCCATTCGCTAGGATGTACTTCGGGATAGGCTCGGGCCATGTGATTGAATGTGCCGTTATTTGTTTCAATAGCCAAATCATACCACTCGGGTTCAGGACCGCGGACCACACGAATTACAATGCCGCCTGCATTGCGAACTGCTTGGATTTCGTTAGGAAAACGAACGTCTGTAATAACAATATCGTTATGTGCTTTACATAACTTATTTTCAAGACTGGCAATCCAGGTATCGTCGTGCCAGCTTTTACGGGCTACTTCTGTGCCCCACTTTTGTAGTACTAGTCTAGGAGTAAGATTGGGCATGTTTAAGCGGTTGGCCCACCAGGCATCTACTTGTTCACGCCAGGCTCTGGACTCCGTGGTGCGGCCTTCTAGCAGTTCACGATCCCAACCAAATACAGCGGCCACAGCATCTTTAAGAGTGGCCGCAAAACTATCTCGTTTGAATCCGTAGATGTTTTGCAAGTAGTCTGCAATGGTGTCCTTGCCTGAGCCCTGGAATCCAGCAATGCCAATGATCATCTGATTTCCTTTACATTCAAGTGCCGTAGTGTATCTTGCAACATGTCAATTTGACGCCGACAATCTTCTAACGCATGGTGGCTAGTTGGTGGCTTGGGCAGTTCTGGCCATAGGCTGTAAATGGTTCTGGCATCGCGCACATTGTAAAACTGCCAAGGCAAACTTTTACCATAACTTTTGTAAGCATGTTCAAGAATATTCATGTCGTAGGTGGGACCGTTTGCGAATATAAACTTGTGTTGCCATGCCAGTTTATACAAACTATCAAGGGCTTGGTCAAGGTCCACACGACCTTCTTCCATGAATGCTTCGGCTTGTGCTTCTGGTTGAGTGGCCCACCAATCTATGGTGTCCTGTTGTATGGTGCGATTTTCTTGACTTTCCAGTGTGATCCTGGCATAGTAACAACGATCGTAATAGCCCTGGCCAAAAGGGTCAAAGCTCTGAGCCGCAATGGTTAAAATGGTCGCATCCGGACCAGTTCCTAAACCTTCTATGTCTATCATTAATGATGTGCTCATGCTAAGAGTATAGCATGAAGTTAGAACAAAGTCTAGTGTGTGTTAGCCAATAACAAAAGTAATTGGTTGACTGCCATCTACGTAGTTCTTGAGTGCTTCAATTTGAGCATCCATTTGAGCCTGTCCTTCGGCTTTCATGGCTGTGCCATTTAGGGTGCCGCCGCCTTGTGGACCAGCTATGGTTCCAAACTTTTCTCTGGCTTCGCCCACAATCAATTTGCAATTGGCTGTCATATAGTCGCGTATCCACTGGCTAATTTGGAAATCGCTCAAGAGATTAAATTCAGGTTTGAGATTATAGGTCCACATCAACACAGCTTCGCCTGTGCCTTTGGGGTCTCTGATGAGCTGTAATTTTTTGGTAACCGGATTGTAAGTGTAATTCATGTAGGCACCAAACATACGGCCGGCCAGTTCCACATACTGACTGTAGAAATCATATGTGGCCAATCCACCGGCCACGTTGAAATTCATAAGGTAAACATTCATGCTGGCCTGACTGAATGGGTCAAAGTTTGAAGCAAAGGGACCGGTTGAATCGCCAAATGTTCTGCGGAAAATTTGACGCACACTTATAACTTCCTGCGGCATATCATAGATGTTGACGTTGGTCACTAGCTCTAAAAAAGTGTAACTTTCTTCATAGGCATTTTGTGCCCGCTGACGATAGGTTCCTATGGTGCGTTGATAAGCAGCTTCGTAATGCTCAGCATCCAGCTCAATGTCAACAATTTGATCGCCCAGTTGTAGACGTACATAATCGATAAGACTTTGTTTTAAGGTTTCTAAGCTGGATTGATTTTCAAGGGCCATGTAATATAAACTCCGTTGTTTATATTTATGGTGCCAACCGAATCCATGATGCTAGCTTATCAGCAATCAATTGATGTCCAAGTTGATTTGGGTGTGCAAAATTAGGTTTTATATAAGGGTTTGTTTCAACGTTAGTCAAGTGTTCGCCGTTGTGTGATGTGGCTCCAAACCAATCGGCTGCAGTTTCGTTACCAGTAGCCCATATTTTAGTTAAATTAACGCCAGGTAACCATGCAGGATATTTTACCCATCCTGAGAAATAATAATCTTGTATATTATGAACTTGACACCAATATTGCAGTGCAGAAACTGTTGTGCTACTACGCATAATTTCGTGGTCTGCTGTATGAAAATGCAAAACAAAATCTTTTATAAATTGTTTAGCATCAGCAGGCCAGTGTGCCCGTTCGTTGGAGTTGGCATCTAAAGATGTAAATCTAGGTAGATGGGCCGTTCTGGCAGGATTAGTTAAATGAATAATTGCTGTGACATTATCTGTTGGTTGCCATTGATTTTTT